TTTCTCCTATTTGTTAAAGAACATCTCCTTGAATACATCTTTTGCATCGTCAAGATGTCCTGATTTTTTCAGTTTATTCATTCTCTTATCAAGGTTTTGCTTTTCAACGGATTCTTCCCTAACATTGGAAGCATTGGAGCTGACAATTCTTGGAGGCTTGTTCACCTTTTTGCCTGTGAGTTTTGTTTTTTTGAGTTGGTTGTACCGGTAAGCGTCAGCTAACAGTAAAACCGCTCGATGGTCAACCATCATGGCGATTTCCTGATCGGTATATCCATTCTCTTTTGCAAAACTCGTCAGTCGCTTGGTAAATTCCGCACTCTTGTTCTTGTCCGCATAGACTGGAAGTTTTTCAGCCAAAATTTGCCGTTCCTTTGCAAGATAGTCTCGATAGACTTTTTCCTGCTCGGATCGTTGCTCCTGGTGAATACGCATTTGCTCTTGCTGTGCAAGTTGCAATGCCTCTTTACGCTTGTCTGAATCTGCCTTTTTTTTAACATACTCGGCAGGATCGTCTTGGTAGAGAGTATCCCAATCAATCTTTTCCTCTTGCTGCAATTGTTTGGATAGTTGATCCAATTGAGTTGCATATTGATTTCGAGAACTTTTGACTGCTTCTAACTCTGTCTTTAAGTTGCCTTGCAAAGACTCAACATCCTTGCGCTGGTTGCTTAAATCCATCGTTTTTTTGGTATAGTCCGATTCCCTTGAGTAGCCCTTCGTCAGCTCATTGAGATTTACATTATGCTTTACACCATTAACTGTAACTTCATAAAGTGTCTCTTCACTTTCCGATATGGCTTCATCGTTATCTACTATGTCTTTTTCATTAACATCCAAATCCTCTAATAAGGGATCATCGTTGTCTTTTACAAGATCGACTTTCTCTTCTTCCGATTTTTCTGTTCCAAGCTCTTCATCGTTCCTTGCAGTCTCTTCGTTATTCAGTAGGGTTGCGATTGCTTGTGCTGTTTCATCTGTCCTAAAGGTTGGCTCTGAAACAGCAGATTCCTTTGCAGGTTTGTCTGCCATTATTGCTCCTTATTTATTGATCTGTTTTGTTGCCAGTTTGCCTGTCTCCATCACGGATCGCAGTTGCACCAGAAGGACATTGAGCATCTTTTTCATCATATAGATTTTCTCTCTGCCTTCGGTATCTCTTACAGGTGAGTTCACCCATTCGGTATCCAACTCACCAGAAACTTTTTGTATTGCCTCCACGAATATTTCATCTTCGAGTATCGCTTTGGCTCTGTGTCCTCTTTGTTGTTCTTTTTCTAATTCCATTACCTGCCTTTATAAAAACCACCTAGAGATGTAGAATAACCACTACCTGTACTTGCAGTTGATTTTTTCTTTCCTGTTGTTGAATCTCTATCGGCTAAATTTCTGGCTATGTTTTTTGCAATGGCAGCTTGATAAGCATTGTCATCCCTTCTGCCACTATCCTGTAAAAGACTTCCTAAATTTTGTGATACTTGTGTTCCTTGTTGTCCTGTATTAACTTGTTGTGTTCCTTGTGTTCCTTGACCAACTGTTGCAAGTAATTCACCCATTGTTGCTCCTTCATTACTTCCAGGAATTACTACATCGCTTACTTGTGCTAAATAATTCTGTGGAGAATATTCTGTAAATGTATCACCATCCTGATAACCAAAAGCCAATGGATTAATATTAGGTTTAAAAAAATTAGACGATTGTGTTTGTCCTAATTTTGTCCTGATAGCTTCATTAAATTTTGCTTCTCTTCTTTTATTTCCACCTGTTATGGCATCAAATATTCCAAAGAGATTTGGTGTAAATCCTCTTTTTTTATATTTATAAACTGTATTGCCAAACTCATCTTCTTCCACTTTCCATTTATCCAATTCAATTCCTGCTCCGAAAGGATTATTGGGATCTCTTCTCATTCTGTTATATTCTTGTTCACTAAAAGTTAAGACATCTTCTTCATCATCACCTTGACCTTGTGTAGATGGTTGGGCATAATCAAAATTTTCTATTGGCTGACATACTCCATCAATTAATTGATAACCGATAGGACAGGGATCTTCAATTTCATCTTCTTGAACGGAAAAATCTATTTGAGGATTGGGATATAAAGCTGAAGGATCTAAATCTCCTGCTAATTCCTGCTGTGTTCTTATGTCAAAAATGGGATTGCGAAATGGGGTTGTTTTTGTCGTATCATAACCGCCACCAAGATAATTGCTGATGATGCCTTGCGCTTCTGATCCCTGCATGAATGGAGTGAATGTTGCCATTATCGGTAACTCTCGCTTATCATGGCTGAATCAATGATCTTGGTTGCCAGTTTTTCTTTTTCCATTTCCTTGCCTTGTTCCTGTTTAATAATGTCGGTTGCCAGTTTCTGCTGATCCAGGTTTAACTTTCCTGCCTTGAACACTTCATCGGCTTTTTGCTTTTGTTGTTTCAATTGTATGTCCGCCTGATTCTTGGCTGCTCTCATTTGTATGTCCTGTGCTGCCAGTTGAAGGGCAGGATCTTGTTCTTTTGGTTTTGGTGGCTGTGGAGGTTGTGTAGCAGGATTGACAAAGAATTGACTCGCATCCTTGTATCCACTGTTTTGTAAATAATTTTCTAAAGTGTTGTAGATATTTTGTGGAGTCACTAATCCCATGTTTCCTGCCTGTAACAACTTTTCCTGTACAGCTAAAACTCTTTGCAGAACTTCAAGCCGTTGGTCTTGGTTTCCTGTTCCCAGACCGACTTGCACAGTACAGTCATAACGATTCACCCATTCTCTGGGATCAATCGAAACAAATTTGCCTCGCAATTTTATAATTCTTTCTCTGTCCTGATATTCGCAAACCACCGACAGAACATTCTTAAATATTTCTTTCACGCCTTCAGCAAAACTTCTTGCAATCAATTCAATGCGCTGCGTTGAGCTGTTCATCATCTGATTGACAGACTGTGCTGTGGTGTGTGACTTGTTAATCGTATCTGGATTCAATCCCATCAGTTGATTGGGAACGCCAGATCTCTTTTCCTTGACCTCATCAATTTTTTTCATCATCGCCAAACCATCATTCAGGAAGTTGGGCGTTTGCATTGCTGTAACGGCATTAGGCGATTTTACTCGGACTATTGAGCCTGGTCTGGTGGTTAATAAATCATCCAAATTGCATTGTCCATCAACGACAATTGTTCTTCCTGCATTCTGCATATACATATTATCAAGCGTTTGACGCATGATGGATGTACTCATTAGCTGAACATCAGCCAAAAGATCGTACATTGACAATCCAAAAAACCTGAACGGCATTGGTATTGCCACGCACATCGCAAAAGGCAAAATGGATATTTCCTCGTTTTCCAGAATGTTGTAGCTGTTGTAGCCACTTCCCCCTACAATGATTTTTCTTAACTCGGCTATGCCATCGCCATCGACATCCGCTTTCATGTAGCATTCAGTAATCTGAACAACTCGCATGGCAGGATCGACAGTATTCGATTCCAAGTCCGTTGCAGCATCGTCATAGCTTCGCCTGATAATCGCTTCGGTGTTAAAAAATTCACCTTCGGCACTCGGCAGGTTTTCCACATCGGATTTCTTGAAACCCATGTCGATCAATTCGGATATGGTCTTTGTCACCCTGTGCGCAATGAAATCACAATCCTTCAGGGATTTGGCTCTGGAAGAAACTAAAATCTCCTCCGGTGGCACTGGCTCAATGGCGCATCTTCCGTATTCCTTTGTTCTGCGTACTTCGACATTATAAGACACATTTGATTCAGCCATTCCCTCTTCAAGTCCTGGCTCAACTAAAGCTGCCTCTGTCTCATTCACAATCTCCTCTACATTGATGACTTCCACTTCATCGTCAATCAACAGGGCTTGGTATTGTGTTTCGTCTAAATTCCTGTAGCGTTCTTTTTTCTGCTCTTTGGAAACTTTCCAGTACACCTTGCAAAATCCATTCTTCTGCAAGAGGGCGGTCTTGAACATGGATTGTAAAATTCCAAATCCATCGTTGTCATGGTTAAATATAAAATTGCAGTAGTCGGTGATCTGTTCTGCGTAAGGAACATCCTCTGGCTGTGTTGGCTCAAAATTAACTACCTTGTCCGATTGCGTAAACATTCGCATCAGGCTCGGCAGGATGGATTCAATGACTTCAAGCAAGTCCTGTGAGACTACACTTGATCGTCCTTCCACTTCGTTGCCCAACGGCTCACCCAAATAATACTTGAGTGCGTTCTCTCGCTGTTTTGACAGGTCACTTGCATAGAAGCCAAGCGATCCTGAAATCTCCTGCGCTATCAATGAAAGCAGTTTTTGTTTTGATAATCGTGCCATTTAAAATAATGTTCCTTCAATTCGTTCTTTTGCCATTTTGAAATATTGTTGATCTTTTTCTATTCCAATAAAATTCTTGTTTAATTGTTTTGAAACAATTCCTACTGTTCCACTACCCATATATGGATCGCAAATAACTTGTGATTGAGAAAAACATTTTAATATATCTTCAACCATTTTTTCAGGAAATGCTCTAGTATGATTTCCTTTTGTTCCAACTGGTTTCCATTCTTTCCAATCAAATACATCATAATGATTAATTGCATTATACAATTTAGTTTTAGGATCTTTTGCCAACCAATAGACTCTTTCAGTAAAAGGATAAAATCTAATCTTATCAAAATTTTGACTTCTGTTAATCCAAACTATTTCCTGTTTGACTATAAAATTAGATTTTAAAATCCATTCATAGGGAGTTATCTGTTTTCCGTTTTTAATTCTGTTTTTATGATTATAAAATATACTTCCACTTTTATCTAAAACATCAAAACATAAATTTAAAAAATCTAATTGTTGTCGTTGATATTCTAACTCGTCACTATTATCATCATACGCCTTATGTCTTTTATTTCCTGTATGATGGTTGTCTCCTAAATTATAAGGAGGTGATGTAATAATTAAATCAATATTTTGATCTAAAAATTTTGGCAGTATATTTAAACAATCGCCACATTCCAATCGAATCACACAATGCCTAAATTGTTGTATTGTATTTTGGTACTCCAATCGCTTGACTGGTTGTTGCCGACTGCGAAATATCTGAACGAGTCAGCAGCGTGGGAACACCAGGAATGCTCTGGCTTGTTTTTTATTTCTCCTCTTTCAGTCGTTGCCCATCTGTATTGCCGTAATGCGTCAATTCCGTACTTGCATTTCTCGTGGTCAAACCAACATCTTGATAAGACCATTCGGACAGCGTTTATGCCATCTTCGACAGGGAGCTTGGGAACAATGGAAGTTCTCATTCCTAAAGACTGTGCCGTCTCTACTCGTGATACTCCAGTTCCCAATTCCCTGACATTTGCATCGTGTGGGAGGTAATGCGTATCGTAAATATATTTCTTTTCATCCAAGACAGTCGCATAGAACTCCAAGCTCTCACCACTGTCCTCATAGTAGTCTATGATGTGGAAAGCCGATCCTTTTTGCTGAACAAACCAGATGGCAGTCTTGTCCGCCATTCCGAGATCCCAAAAGGTATTAACCTTGATTCCTGTCTCATAGGGTACTTTTGTAATTCTTTTTTCTTCTTCTGCTTTTGCCAATCCTTTTGCGTAGATTGATCCCAGTGCTGCCGAGTCAAAGGAGCATTCAAACTCCGCCTCATAGACTTCATCTGGCATCAAGTGTTTTGCTTCGTTCAGTTCCAAATCGGATATGATTCCAGTCTCGGAACTTTTAAAAGTCTCTGCGTACCATCCTTCCTGATGATTGGCGTAATCATACAAGTCAAAGAATGCGTTATGACCTTGAGGAGTGCCAATGGCAATCATCCATCCCTCCCTGTCACTCAAGGCAGGTCGGACAATTTCAGTCCACAGTCGAGGTGGCATCTGCGCAACCTCATCAAGTACAACTCCGTCAATGTACAGTCCACGAAGGGAATCCGGTCGTTCACATCCCAGAAGCTGTATTCTCGCTCCGTTGGGGAGATCACATCGAAGCTCCGTCTCGTGGTAGGTAACATTTGGAAGAACATTCGTATATTCTTTCAAATAATCCCAACTCGTTCTTTTCGCCATTGAATAGGTCGGTGCGAGGTAATAGTATCGTGGTCTGGACAATGTATTCTGCATCGCCTTTTTTAAAATCTCGTTAATGCAGAGAACAGTCTTGCCGAAACGCCTGTGGCAGACAAGCACATTAAATCTTTTTAACTTATCGTGAACTTCCTTTTGGTGCTTTCGTGGCTTGTAGGGTATGACTATTTTCATACTTCATTTCCCCAGCAATCCCAACCTTCTACTTTTTGTCTTGCAAACAGTTCAATGCGTGGAAGATCGCCACATAACTCAACTATCTTATCCCTGATAATATCTGGTTTCTTGCTGTGTCCTTCTCTATCGGCAACAACAAGTCTATGAACATTTGATCCTTTAACTCTGCTTATTTTACCTTTGGTTGCTAAAATACAAATTTCATTATTGGCTCTTGTCCAATATCCTGTGCCAACTGCATATAAATTTTTAGATTTATTCTTATTAGTCTTTACCCAATGGAATCCAACTGTCTTGTAAGTGAATCCCCATTTTTTAACAATAGGTATTTGTTTATGTAATAATGGATCAGTACACCACATTAATAAAACACAATTTTTATCGGCTATATCTCCGACTGGAAGTTTTTTAATATCCTCCAGCGACATACAAGAATAATGATGATCGGCATTTGTATTAGACTTTTTATTATTATAATTTTTAAAAGTCCAAGCTGGATCAGCATAGATGATGTTATATTTCTTGTCCTCTGGAAATGGTATCACGCATCCTTGCTTCCCTGCTCACTGTTGATTACATCACGCATTGAAGCCACATCATCGCCTTTCACCACACCCTTTCCCACTCGGTCAGGATAGTGCGTCTTACTCTCCATCGCCTTTATCAAGTCCTTGAAGGGATCATTGAAGGTTTGTTTTCTGGTGTATTTTTTCTTGTTTTTCTTTACTCGCATTTTATATTTTCCAGATTTTCGTAAGTCTTTGGCTATTGGATTTGATTTCATATTAAGCGAATTGAAATAATGGGTTTGGTTGCAATGAAGCAAACAAATCTTCAAATTCTTTTAGTTTATTAATACGATCTTTTTCTGTGTTATATTTTTTAATTTCAATTCCATTGTCTCGCAAAATCTGTAAAGTTTTTTCATCTGTATCCATTGGAACAATAG